CGTCAGAACACATCCGATATTTTCTGAAGAAGCATTTCTCTTACGTTCGTAGTTACAAGCGTCCAAATAAACGGTTCTTGCACAGAAAAATATATTTACCAAGCAAGATCAAAACTCCGCACACACTCTATACTTGTATAGACTCGTCGGCGTCGATGGGCATAAACGAATTTGAAAAATGTCGAAAGAATCTAGTGAGATGGGCCAAGGAACTAGGCTTAAGTAAGATTCGGGTAGCCTATGTGGACAGCGTGATACACATAAATAGAGAAACGGGCGATCCTTGGTATGACATAGATCTAAAAAACGGAGGCGGAGCAGATGCCATGGAGTTGGATGTTTACGGGGGAGGAGGAACATCGTTCGATCCAATATTTAATTACTTAGCGAAAAACAATGAGGATGTCGGTGGCCTCGTATACTTTACCGATGGTTGCGGTACTGTCTGTGACAGAAGCCCCAACTTCCCAGTGCTATGGATTACGACATATAAAACACCGAGCGTTGATAACTATGGAAGCAAGAAAAAGCTGTTTGGTAAGGTAGTCCACATCTAATTGAGGGAGTCGATCATGGTGGATAACACCTACAATGGATGGACAAATTGGGAAACTTGGCTAGTAAATTTATGGATAGACAACGATCAAAACCTTTATAAATACTACGGAGAGATGGCCCATACAGAGGTTGTAAAAGATAAAAAAGCAGACACCGAGCATGCCACATACAAACTATCCACGGCTCTTCACAAACAATTCGATGAGCAGATGCCAGCGATCAGGGGCTTATATCTGGATCTGTTAAACGGGGCGATTAGTGAAGTTAATTGGCATGAGATTGCTCGACATTTGATAGAGCGAGCAGAGGAAGAGGAAAACTATGCCCAACAGGCTAACTAAATGACGTCTATTATCACGGCTTTCATCGTTGGTGCTTTGGTCGGCAACCTTTTCGGGATGTTCCTGATGGGTCTGCTCGTGGCTTCCCGTGATAGGATGGATAATGAGAACCAATGAAGCGAGGCGCATGAGAGATAAGGCGTTAAGAAATGCGCGGAAGCAGGGTCATAACGTAGCCCTTATCTCCAAGTCGGGAGCCATAGAACTGTACGGATGCCTCAATAACTGCGATGCCATTATGGATATCTGGGACTCACCCTCCATGGTAAACGGCTCAATGCCCGAGGTGAAATGTCGTGACAGTAGACAATCGCCATCTTCTTGGGTGGCAATCGCCACCTGGGCCAGGAGAGCATTAAAATATTTTTATTCCTGGACAGCTAAACTTCGCTAATATAAAAAATATAAAAAAGACGGAAATCTGCCATCAACCGGGAGAATAAAAATGCCTGACCACCCGAACAAAGAAGTAGTTGATAAGCTGATGGAAAAAATCAAGAGATATGCGGCACTTGCCAAACATCAATGGCCTATAGAATCGAAAGAAACCGAAAAAGATATTGAGAATAGTCTCTACGTAGCTATAGACACAGCGTTTGATAGGGGGCACGACCAGGGAAGTGTCACGTACTGATAGCGTAGATAAAAAAACCGCCGCCAGCGAATTCTGGGAAACACGCTGACGGCAGTTGATCTGACCCAACTCACCACGAGAGAGGAGGCTCCGTAGTATGGCAGAGAATCTATTCCCAAAATCGTTTCTAGTCAACCAGCTACATACACAGACGGATCCGGAGAAGAACAGCATGGCCGACACGCTCACCGTCACCCAGAAGACTAACTACGGGCAGACCGTCTATTACCCGGCCTGCGATCTAGCCCAACTGTTCGCCAACATTGCCAACACCACCACGCTGACCAGCCGCGCACTCCGGCAGATCGAAGGTCACGGCTTCAAGGTCAAGATCGAAATCCCTACAGCTCCTATCTGGAGATAGCATGAGGAAAGGGATATCCTCAATTCGCTCAATGCTCGAAGATCTCGTGTCTAAGAATAATTTTAGGGTAGTGCTGGCTGCGTCGTAATATACTATCCCTCAAAATCCCAATCGTAATCATCAAACGCAGGGCTGAAATCATGCCAACGTCCAGTAACGGTATCGAAATGCAGGGGACAGACGCCATGTTTTCCTATCCAAGACCACCGGATTTTCCATATATGACATTCAGGAGGCTCTTCGTCACGCTGATGACGCCATGCGGTAATACCGATGTCGGCCTTTGCAAACCATGCCGCACTACCAGCCACATCATGGCCCGTAACAACCACCTTCTTATCTCCCCTCCTGTCTGGAGGCAGCTTCGTCGGGTGGGCTACGAAAAATACATGACACTCATGATCACGAGCGAATTGCTGTACGGAAGTTAGCATTTCCGAAATGGCATCCGTTTCACGATGACCATGTGCGAGCCTTATATGGTTGTAGGGATCTATCACCAAGACCCTACAACCCATTCTCATTACTGCCGCAGAAGCAACAGAGAGGATACCGTCGATATCGTTGGGGCCATCACGACGGGAGTCCATGAACATGAAGTTTTCTTTAATCCATTCGGCAGCGAAGTCACGTTCTTCGGCACTCATACGAGTGGACGGACCATCAAAAAACGGACGATCTATAATCTTTTGTGCCAATTGAGCCATATGTAACTCAGGTGGCTTTTCAAAAGAGCAATAAACTGTTTTCCAATTATATGATTTGGCGAGGTTGATACAGATCTGATCAACCAGATCCGACTTTCCACTACTAGGAAAGCCCGTAACTACCGTGAGCATCCCTGGAGGGAGTTGTATGTATTTATCTAACGAAGCAAAGCCAGTGGAAGCCCCCTTCATCTGGCCATTCTCATACAAATCTACAAACGAATCGACAAATGCTTCTGCACCATGTAGACCAATGGTTGGGAGCCGCTCACAATATTCCAACTGTTGCTCAAGGTATGCTGAACCCTCGGCACCTATAGCTTCTGAGGCGTCCTTGTGATCACCGAGATCTATCGTCCAAACTTTTGTACTACCTATTCTACGAATGATCTCTTCTTGGAGAGCTTTCCCAGGCTCGTCCGAATCGGTATTCAAAATAATTCTTGGAGCAGAATCCAATTGTCGTTTCGCATGCCAGATATATCGAAACTTATTGTCATCTTTGGGATCAATCTTTCCATCCCGAACCTTGGCTGGTGCGCCGTTGGGGATGGAGAGAACGGTCAGATTCTCTGGAAGATCGGTACTCATCCAAGCAAGCGCATCAAGCTCGCCTTCGCAAATTAAAACATCATTGCCATCAACATAAGAATTTAGATTAAAAAAATCTTCACATATGTTTTCTTGACTGAAGCATTTTTTCTCGTCAGCGGATCTCCACTTCACGGCATTAACAACACTGCCACTCATGTAAGGAAAACCAACTGCCGGAACGACCTTGCCATTGAAACGATAGGTGCCAAGTATCGCATGGCTTTCAATAATCTCGTCGGCTATATGTCTGGATCTCAGGTAGTCTAGTGCCGTGCTGTTGCTGGATCCACGATCAATTTCGAGGGGGAAATTTTCCCCCCCAGATGGAGGTGATGCCATGAGTAAATCGAAATCAAGATCATCATTATGGTCCCAACCACCCTCTGTTCCACAATGATGACACCTGTATTTAACCCCTGTGGTATCTATCCTAATAGATAGAGGGCGATCATTTCGATTCTTACTAGATCTGTCATCCTGACATTCTGGACATTGTTTCTTGTGTTGCCCACTACTAAGCCCAGATACTACATCGCGAATTTGTTTAGCTATCTGCATTGGGTACCCTCCCTCTCCTCTATAGTGTTTAATAATGTATTTCTAACTAAGTCTTTGTTATCTAGACTACTAATAACAATTACTGAGTGTGGTTGTTCTTTATCTAATCCATGTTCGACATACTTGGATTTTATACTTCTATCATTCTTGAATACTCTACCTTGTAAAAGATCTAGTATTAAAGATTCATCTAGATCAGGTCTCTTGGTTCTATAATAAATCTTCATAGCTATACTTAAGTCTTCTTCGAAAATCTTTTTTCTAATTGGGCACTGTAAGTCAAAATTCTTAGAATACAAAAGAGCTTTTTTTGACTTGATGAATCTAGATTTTCCATCAATGAGGACGAAACGACGGGAGTTGGCCTTAGAGGCTGGTTCACCAAGTATATTAATTATACATGGATCGTCGTCAATACTCTTGCGTTTCTCTCGGCGGTTGATTATCATTCCCCTCAACGTTGGACACCTCGGACGATAACACCTGGAGATGAAACGTGCAAGAAGAGTCCAAACGATACAGAGTTTACGAGGGGGTGGGCGTGCCACCTCCCGTAAATCCTGGGCCACGCCGAAAGTGGGGCGACCTACCGCTTGAGAGCGTGGCAGTAGGGGATCTCATCGAAATGCCAATGACCAAGGAGGGAGTAGATGGATTGATAAGTTCAATCAGAAGTTACGTCTACCGGGTGTCTCGTAGAACAAACAAGAAATTCACTGTTCGTAGAACTGATTACGGAATTGGAATATGGAGGGTGAAGTGAATGATTTTGACATTCGTAGCGATAGGCTGATGCCCAGCAAGATGAGCTTAGGAGCCCTTGATTATCCCTTTGATGATCTAGCTGTTGGGCAGTCTTTTATTGTCGATGCGGGAGCAGATGGAGATGATGATGGACGTAGAACGATAGAAAATCGGCTACGATCCGCAGCCTTTCGTTACGGCAAGAAACTCAATAAAAGATTTTCTTGTCGCTTCATTAGTGGCGATAGAAAAATCGGTGTCTGGAGAACAGAGTGAATCTAACAAATGAGTACGGAGCGCCAGATGTTTTTATCAAAGCCATTGAAGCTGATCCCTATGACATGGGAGACGCTGACTTCAGCGTGACAGGGCTACTGCAGCCTCCGCAAATCACTCGTTTATGGAAGGAGAATGAAGATCTCCTTAGCTCTGACGTTCGTGATGAGGTGTGGAAACTTCTGGGATCCGGCGTCCATGCCGTACTGGAAGGTCACGGTGACGGTGCCGTGGAACAGAGATTGTTCTCTGAATATGAGGGCGTAAAAATCTCCGGTGCCGTGGACTTGGTGAAAAATGGGCACGTTACTGACTACAAGGTTACGTCTGTTTATACCACAACCAGATCCCTTAAGCCTGACTGGGAATCGCAACTCAATTTGTATGCGTGGCTTTTAGGAAAAAATGGAACCGAAGTAAATCGTTTAACCATCGTTGCAGTATGTCGGGATTGGATGAAGAGCAGGGCTGGTAAAAATAATTATCCAAACAGCCCGATTGTTTCGATTCCGGTTCCACTTTGGTCGCCGGAAAGACAAGAGAGGTTTGTGTCCCAACGGGTAGCCGTTCACACAAAGGAGGAAACCACTCCCTGTACAGATGAAGAGCGTTGGATGAACGATGCTGGAACAAAGTTCGCCAGATGTGAAGGTTGGTGTCCCGTGAGTGAGTATTGCCCACAATGGAAAGGAGATAGAAAGAATGCCCGTTAGTTCAACATGCCGAATGCCCGTGTACTCAATGGATGGTTACAAGGAGTCTATTGTAACTGCGGACAGCTTAATAATAGCAGAAGCAATTACGGGGGGAGCCGAAATCAAGGGTATAGCAGAAGCAATTACTGAGGGATTTAAGCTTGTGGCAGAAGCAATTCTCACGGAACGAGAGGAGGGGGCAAAGAATGGCAGCAACGAATAAAGACCCGACAGCTAAAGAGATCTGGGACACGCTGTCCAGTATCAACGTCAACGAACACACGGAGGATCGTGGGGGACTAACGTATCTTTCGTGGGCCTGGGCCTGGGGAATGATGATGGAGCATTACCCAGATCTCAGTATCAAGTGGCATGGTCAGGTAGATGAGGGTGGCACCATGCGCGACATACAAGTTTACCCAGGTGGCAGTTCAATGGTGAACTGCTCAATCACGATAGGGAATGTGACGAGGGAAATGTGGTTACCCGTCATGGATTATCGTCACAAAGCTATCGCAAATGCCGACAGCAGAAGCATATCAGATGCTCGAATGCGTTGCCTCACGAAATGCTTCGCTCTCTTCGGCTTGGGACACTACATCTATGCTGGAGAAGATCTTCCGCAAGATGCCACGTCTTCCAAGGCGGCTCCAAAAAAGACGCCGAAACCCAAGGCGACCAAGAAAGCACCGGAGTATAAATCTCCAAAGAAATCACCCAAGAAGGCCGTGGAGGAGGCCAAAGAAGATCGACCGTCGCTTACCTATGATGAGGTGTCAATAGACGAGTCGATCACAAAGCTCAAGGAAACGGTAACCGATCTACACAAGCGAGGGTGGACACCTGCCGATGATGCTGCCAAGAAGCAGATCACAGATGCGATTAAGAACCGTGACGGCGAAGCCTTGGTCAAGCTGAGGGAGGAAATTCTAGCTCTCGGAGAAAGTGCGCTCAAACTTCATGATGCAGAGGAGGAGAAAGACAATGCCTGATTACGCCGACGAACCGAAACTCGACTTTGCAGTTTTCACAAACAAGTATGCTAAGACTGATCGCCATCCTTCAGAGGTGGGCAAGATAGAGTTTACCAGAGAATTTCTGAAAGCGATGGTGGATAGAGCCAAGACAGGTACGATGCCTGTTTTAAGGGCTGCTATGTGGAACCGTACAAGCAAAGCTGGCTTGGACTATCGTTTCTTTAGGTTAGAACTGGAACGTGAAAAGACCATGCCCACAGAAGAGCCGACGAATAGTGGCACTACTAAGGACAAGGAAACCAATGAAGGTCTCCCCTGGTAGGAAGCAATTTCTACTTAGGCTTCCGCACAGCTTGTTTGAACACACCAAGGCGTATGCTGATAGAGAAAATCTCAGCATCACACGGTATATAAACAGAGCAATAGAAGCGTATGTAGAAGCTACAGATGAAGTAAATGAAGAAGATGGCAATTCATCTCGCGCAGGATGGTGGATGAATTGAGTAGTGGATCTGGGGGGTACGGCTGCGCTAGGATCGTAGCTTGTGCTTAAACGACCATGTGAAAACTCAGTAGGCATCCGAAGTGCCCAACCTACTGAGGGTGCCCCCAGAATTCTTTAACGAGAAAGGAGAAAAGATGGATATTTCTGACAATCCAGATTGGCTTACTCAAGCTGAAAGCTGTTCAAAACAATTGTCCATGTTTGATGCGTCTCATCAAGAACCGGGATCTAAAATAGATCTTACAAATGAGCAAGATGAATTCTTCCAGGATCTTCTAGATACCAAAGAATATTTTTCTGATCTGAATCGCCTGAGAAGAATGTCCAACGAGCCAATCTCTAAGTGCCACCGTTGTGGTGCCAACAGCAAGGTGTACGCCTACAAGATTGGATCGTATGCACGGGTGCTGATTTGGATGGCATTCCACGGCAAGAACGGGGAGTACGTTCATATACCTACTTCGGGAGCCATCAACGGTGGTGGCGACTACGCGAAACTTCGGTACTGGAGACTGATTGAAAAGAGCCCGAAGAATCCGGATCCAAAGAAAAGATCATCCGGCTTATGGAGACTGACAACTACGGGTAGGGACTTTGCACTTAATAAGACTACCGTTAATAGCATTTGCTATTACAGCCATCCGCCTGGGGAAATACTGGGATTTGAACCAGACCAAGTAAGTATTGTGGATGCTCTTGGTAAGTATTTCGATTACGAAAATCTTATGTCTGGTTATGAATGGGAGGTGGCCCTCCTGTGAGTACGATTATCGCAACCAAGTATAGCGGGCCATGCCTCAAGTGTGGCGAGAAGATTAAGGCTGGCAGTCTTGTAAACTGGGATCGCGGTCATGGCATCTGGCACTTGGATGAAGACGATAACAAGAGATTGGGATCCTCTATGATTGATTCTAGATCGTTCAAATTCCAGATGGAAAATAGTCGCTGTACCAATACCGATCAGAGAGAGGAGAAGATTATGGGTTCCAGTAATAATGATGATACGATAAACCTTAACGACCTGATAAAAGCTCTCCAGGGAATGACTGAAAAAGAGACTGAAGTTAAGGTCGCCAAGCCACCAAAGAAAGAAAAAAAACAATCACCAATTCGTATAGGTGGTCCAACCAAATACTGGGAGAAGAAGCTCACTAATAAGCAGGTGTCGTTTTGTGAGCTTATGGCACTGGGATCCAGCAGCGCCGATGCTTACAGCAATTCTTATGATATTACAGACACTGCGTTTTCTGGCAACGCTGCCCGCAGACTTCTAAAACAGAAAAAGATAAGAGATAAGATTGCGGAATTTAGAAATGATTTAGCAGGCGAAGATGTTAAAGGTAAAACAAATGATTTTGAAGAAGCCATTAGGTCGGAGGGTGGGAAAGGTGGTTGGGCATTCCGCCTTACGAAGTATCAAGAAGGATTCTGTCAAGCTATGGCAAGTGGTTCCACCCGCATAGATGCATTCAACA